CAACCAGTATCAATCGATCACTACTAAATTTTTTAGCAATATATACTTCCCCGGTACTCGTGTCGATATAAGCGTACCCTGAACCCCTTTGTACACCTACTTCAGATATGGAATTCACCAATACATTAGAATAATAAAAATAGCTCGTACCGTTGTAAGCAGCAATCAGATATCTACCAGCATCGGTTAAACCAATAAGTCGTCCATCCTGGAAAGCCGGATTTGGATATAAAGTAGAAGCTGATCCAACGCGATCTATTTTATACCCAATAGGACCACGCCAAAGTCCGCGATAAATCAAAAAATCATTCTTATAAGTTCCCAAATCTGCAGTACTTAAGCGAAATTGGCCGTTCCCTAAATTCTGAATCTGACCAGCCACCGGGGGGACGTTTACAACCACCAAAGGTGGGCGATTACCTATAGTGATTCTCGGAATCCAAGGACCCGCAGGAATAGGCTTTAAAAACAAATCCCCAGTAATGGTGCTGATTTTTATAGCTATTTTGGATTTATCGGTTGATGGTATCCCATACTGATCGAAAAAATAAATCGGAATTGAAGTGGCAGTACTTCTGGCTAAATCTATTGTTGAAAAATTCAGATCACCACTTTCTCGTGATATTTGAATGGACTGAACCGGGGGATCAGTGAAATCAGCATTCGTATTGACAAATGTATAACTAAAATCAAATACGGGCGGGCTCCCATACATAAATCTAATAGGCGCCTGAGATAAATCTACTTCACTAACACTGCCTACATTCAGTCTATTGGTGTTGGTTATGAAACCCAAGTTCAAAGGAGCCGAACCATATAACGGCTCCCAACGTTTGTCTCTATCTGAATAGTTAAAACGCGTCAGTGTCGGACTGTTCACGGAATGATAAAACTTTATATTTCCTGAGGCAATTAGTCCATAATTTGTGTTATTGTCTATGCCCGACACCCAGAATGCAAATTCACAGTTGGGATAAGCGTTGAATTTGGAGCTGTTCTCTAGAATACTATCGGGATAAAATGTACTATTACCTAATTGCCCACTAACACGAGATCCACCTAATAAAGATTCATTCGATAGAACAGCCATAACTTAATTTACTATAAAAAAACGCCAGTTCCAACACCTGTAGATGGAACTATGCTAGGGGGACCAGCTATGACCACCGCCCCGACAATTGATGCAGCAAGAGTATCCAAAGCCGTACCAATAGCGGTAGACAAATTCACGGTGGAAGGACCAGCCAGTCCTGAACTGGCTAAAGATGCGGCCATAATGGAAATACCTGCACCAGTGGGCGCAACAACTATGGGGCCGCTTCCCACCCCCACAGTAGTATGCACTGTCGTTGCGGTGGCCGTTGCTACTATTAAGGTGATGGTATTCGCCACTGCAGTCGCCAGCTGAACTGAACTAGGACCCGCTATAGCATTCGCCACCAATAGACCGCTAACAGTTCCTAATGCTAAAGAAGTGTCTAAGTATGGTGGCACCGGACTTACTCCGACTCCAGCACCTAGAGTTCCCACATCCACAGTAGTAATAACCCAAGACCTTATACAGTTGGTAATCCCTAACCCTAAACCAGTCGCTAAAGACACGGATGAGGGACCTCCCACACCCGCGGCAGCCAATTGGCTCATGGCAATTGATACTGAGTTCGGATCTATTAAAGCCACTATCCGACCTGGATGGTAGGAAGCCCAAGTATAGGCAAACCGGTTAAATAGTCTAAATGGGGTCCAGGTGGCCCAGGCACACCAGCCACGGCAAATCCTACTTGAACTGCTCCTATATTAGTAATAGGAGCAGTGAACTTATTAACGACCGTAGCCGAAATCGCATTGGTTTGACTAGTGATACCAATGACTCCCGCAGCCGCGCTAAGCGCTATTGGCCCAGTACCTACGCTCACTGCATAAGAACCAGAAGCTACGTTCGCAGTCATAGCCCCAGCCCCCACCGATTGAGTAAAAGTGCCAGTGCCTACAGTATCGGTCAAACCAACACCGGCTAATACAGTTCTAGTCATCACACCGGATGCCAAATTGGTGTTATGATAACCGACCATAACATCAGTTTGATGACCTAGTAAATACGTGTAGCCACTGGGCAGTGCTACAGTTTTCGATTCAGAACCAATTATGTTTCTAGTAGAATCGCCGGCTATCTGAATCGCATGGCCACCTGGACCAATGTCTTGTACCTGACCCAAAGCGGATACATTGTGAACGCCCTCGACGTTTTCAGTCTTGCCTCCTTGGACATAGGAAATATGCGAACCTGCCACATTGAGTGACATATTTCCATTGACAGAATCCTCCACTATCGGCGAATCTCCAGTACCCTCATTGGTGTAAACTCGCTTAATCTTACCCCGAAGCGTTAAGTTAATGCTGTTACCCTGAGAATTAGTTCCAATATCTAGATTAATCCCACCCTTTGTAACTAAGTCTAAACTAGTGTCCCCAAAATTAGTATCCGATCCGATTACGGCTTTAACAAGACCCGCTATGCTCATATCTACGGATCTACCTACTTCATCGACATCTCCTGATAGAGAAGCAGGTATATTTAAATAAACCCTGCCTTCTTTGGTGACTGCGAATGTATACTTGTTAGTCGAGGTAGGACTAGTGATCTTAAATAAGCGAGCAAGTGCAGTACGATCCGTTAGTCCTAACTTCAAAGCATCAGTGGTCAGGTCTACATATTGAAATCCTTTAGATATATCTTTATCACTAGGGGTAGAAAATAACCTTCCACCTAAGACTCTTTTATAATAACGACGACCATCTTCTGTATAGGAATCATTTCCTACAACGGTCCCGACCACATCTTCTATGTAGTACCCATTCTTAAAGTAATCAACGTCGAATCCATCCGACTCTGCTAGCACAGACATGACGCCGTCTGTGGTGTGTTTCAGTTCTCTTCTATCCTCAGTATATAAATAGTTAGAGTTTTCCTCATAAGTCTGATCCAGTCTTAGGCTATTCGAAAACACGTACGACGTTCGAATGCCATCGGTTTCTGTTACGAATTTATAGTTAGGGTTAACAAAGTTGGCCGAACCGTCTTCTTTAATTAGTCTTTGTTCTAATAAAGCGGTATAAGCAGGTGTATCAGAAGGCACACGGAGATTGGTAAGTATTCCGGTGTCTACTTCCCAAGGCTTATTCCTAGCGAAAGGTTGCGGGCCATAAACATCAGGTAAGAAATTGAAAGCGTTTCTTTTTACCAATCCGAATGAATGAACACCTGCCGAGGTTATATTATGATAAGTTAAAGAATTTAATAATGCGGATTGATCTGCGTCCCTTAAGTTCAGTTCTACTCCGCTACTATTCGATATATTCACATCTCTATCGAGTAATATATCCGAACCGCCGGAACTCGAAGCTAAAAAATCCCCAGGATAAGCTTTTCTCAGCTTTAATGCTTTAACGCCAAGTGGTTCTTCAGGATCGTCTAGTAATGAAGGATCTTCTGCCGCTGCCGCTTGAGATTCAGAGGGTTCTACAGCACTAAAATAGGCGAAGTCCCGACCAAGGGTTACGTTAGTAGTTAAGAACCCTACTATAACGGGTTTAAAGTCACGAAGACCTACTTTTAGCCATTCAACAATGACTCGTGATCCTACCTGAGGAATTACCCCCGCATAACTAGTGGGACCACCACCACCTGTAGATATTAAAGGAACATCGTGATACTCTTCAGTACCAGAATCGAATTTTATAGAACACACCATCTGTTCCACGTCTACATGTGAGATCCTCCCCACCCACACGAAAGAACGACTTTCGTCCGTACCTACGAAAGCCGTTCTAATGCCACCAGGGAATCTAGGATCGAATGTATAGGCCATAAATAAAACTACAAACAACACATCTAAAATAGCATGATATTATTGATTGATATTACCAGAGTTTAGAGTTTCAGAAGCAGTAGGAACAAGTACACCCCCATTCGTCCCAGTGGCCTCTAGTCTGCTAGCAGCGAAAGCACCGCTTTCATTCAAACCGGCCGAGTCATTGATTCTCACTCTGATTTCAGCAGATGGGGTTTGAGTCGAATACTTTTCTAAACGTTGGATGTTGCCATATATGCGTTTATTAAACTGCTCAACTAAGTACTCATTTAACTTATCGAAAAATGAGTCATTAGTAATGACACCCCCCTTAGATATTTGACTAAGTACGTTCGACGGCAGAATTTTTAGCCAACTGGCTCGACTAACGGCACAGTTACAGTTAGTCGTAGTGGTACCTAATGCACTCATGTCTATCGAAGGACCCAGATTAACTAAAAGCTCAGCTGCCGTAGTAGGATTAACATCGATAGACACCTTAGACCCGATAGGACCCAAAGATGTATTAATGATTGGATCGTAAGATTGAAAGTCTTCTGCCTTCATGTTTAGAGGAAGTTCTTCTTGAACATCTCTATCGATATTTGTAGGAGTTAAATTCTCCAGTAGTCTAGCTTGATCACGATCTTCTGTATAGGATCCGGATTGGACATTGGTAACTGATACGTTATTAGAAAACTGAATAGTAGACTTATTCGTATTCTGTGAGTCTTTATCTATGGTAAAATATCCTGAACTCTCTACACGAACTCCTCTTCCATAACGGTAATGACCTATGACTTCAAATCCATATTCATCACTCACAGGTCTTATGAGATAGTTGTTTTTGTTGTCCCGCTTAATGACGAATAACTGATCTTGAACATACGTTATCCCTTTTCTATATAACGCAATCTCTTCATAAGCAGCCGTTAACCATTCATCGTTAACAGGAGCTGAATCATTAACCGGATTACGTCGTAGACTCTTATCTCTACTATCCTTATATTTAATTATTTCTTTTAATTTTTCTGATATTCGTTCATTAAATGTATTTAGCTGATTTGTAAGTGAATCGAATTCTTGCGCCGCTGAAGATTGACCTGAAACCTGATAACTAAGCCCAGGCACCAGTCTAATATCCTTTATACTATGAGTTAAATCCACAGCATAGTCATACACACCCGCACTATCAGCATGAATGCCAGTTCTACCATTGCGTAATCTTTCCGATATTCCATTACGCAAAGCGCCATCAAAAAGCTGCTGAGTTTTAGTGTCATTAGCCGATTGTGGCTGAATCCCCGTACCTGATATTTCTCCTCCTTTTCTTGCAATAGTATTTTGTATTTCTGTGTTACATCCAGCACTATTATCAAATATTTTGAAATTAGGTGGTTCTTTGTATAATAAAACCACTTCTTCTGTACCCTTTAGTCTACCATCAGATCTTCTTGGCTTTACAAGTTGCTCGGTAGTACCAGATGAATCCCAAGAAGCTTTATATATCTGCTTTTCTTCTTCATCGGTAAAGGTCAGATCACCAACACCGGTCGGAGCCACAAAACGTGATCTTTTTGCTATGAGTGTTAAATTCGTCGTAGCGGTGCTACCCACTGAATAGGAATGACTAATACCTGACACATAATAATAACTATCGTATTTTGGGATGTATACGGGAAATCCCATTCGAAGTTCTGGACGCATTGGCAAACTCATATTCCCATAAGTAGCTCTTGCGTTTATTTTGTCCATATGGTCCATAATGTGGTAGTATAGAGCTTTCGCATCACCAGCCCATTCAACGTTATACTCTTGCCTCCGCATGCCATAACGCTTAGCCAAGTGATAATCGACCACAGCAGCACGATTAGTCATGAAGTCATTAGAGATACCGTAGTTAATATTCCCCGATAAAGCGGCACCACTGGCTGTTACCATAGTTACAATTTCAGCTTCATCTATAGTGAAATCCTCCGATATGATTTCGAAATCCTGAATCCAACTATTAGGCTTATTAACTATCGTGGGAAGGTTATAGAATGGAGGTTTAAATACTATGCTTCCAGTCGTATCACAATAAAATTCATATCCCAATTGATCACGAACGTGTTTAGCTATTGTAAGTTTCGACTGCTGATTCGTATTAAATAACTCTAAGGAAAGACTGGCTAACGGGTATTTAAAGGCTACGATGTCCTCCGGACGAGTTCTTAAAAATGATGGCTGAGCTGGATCAGCGTCATATGCTTTTTCTTTTTCTAGAATTTCTGAGGCTATAGATGTGATGGTCTGTCCCTCTTTGATAGAGAAATTCGAGTATATTTGACCTGATGCCCCATAGATATAAAAATTGTTAAATATCCTAGTAAATCTTCTTGCCCAATAAGCCGTAATTTGGTCTCTGACAGCTATAAACCTTCCTCTATCCGGTCCGGATAGCGCGGCGTCATATGAAAACAGCGATGCTTCAGGGATCAAAAAGGTACCCATAGCGTCCTGAGCTAGGGATAACATCACCGTAAATGGATTGGAACCTGCATATCTATTTTGAGTTAACAGAGTCGGTGCAGCCCCAGGGGTCGCCTGAGCCAACAAAGCTGTAGATAAATTTGTGTAGGTTATGTCCCACCAATAAAGTATATCCTTGCAGTTTATGGATATGCGAGTCGCTCCGTTACTCCAACTTTGGCTTATTTGGGTTATCATCCCCCAAAATATACGGTAATACTGAGGGACACCGCCAACGAGATAATAACCTTTCGCGTAAATTTCCACTTCCATCATCGGAACCATGATGAAAGCCCCGTCTTGAAAGAATTGAACTCTATCCGTATCAGGAATTACCATTTGAAAGCTGGCATTCCCAGGAGGACTGTCAATATTAGAATTAGTAGTTACTGAAGTAATGTAATCGTTGAAGTCTACCTTTTGATTACAAACGGGACAGAGCTCAACTTCTGTATCCCCCATCAGTTTAATATAAACATCTGGGGCCAATGTTACGTATTTTCTACCAGTAGTGCTTGTATTTCCCCATGCCGAGTTACGACTCATGATTCTACTCCTAAAGTTAACATTTGTCTAACGTTGTATGTATAACTGTATTCTAAATTAAACGGTTTTGAAGCATCGTCTCTAATCGATAAACTGTCGAAACTGCCAATGTAGAATCGTTTATCATAATAGATGTATAGAGACCCCGACCGCATTACTACTCCTTCAGCACTGTGGTCATCATCCATTACACAGCCATTATTTTTAAAAATCGATATCAATGACATCAAATTTGAGTATGAATGGGTGCTTACTCGAAATTCATGGGATAGACCGCCACCCCGATTGATGCCCGGAGTTAGTATAAAAGCAGAAGTGCTACCAGTGGCATTTAATTTCATGGGCTGTTCGAGCCACATTGAAGTTATTACCGATTTTCTCCCCATCGCATAGTCTAAAGTAGGAGAATAACTGAACGTAAGGGATTTCGGATTCACCATCATCGCTAAACCAGGGGTGTCCTGCATTAGCTTTATCTGGCGCTGCATCCGGTCATGGTATTCTTTTTGTCTCTTTAGTCTGTCTGCATTAGAAGCACCTTTTATAATAGAAGTAGATTGCTGATAAGGAGGTAAATAAGGCGGAATGAATCCCAGCACTAAAGGCTGGAATTGGTATAAGTATGGAGACTTCGTGGGGACCGGTGATGAAACCGCTGAGAAATGGGTGTGAACAGCAGTCCCCATTTCAGATATATGATTAAGTATATCATACAAATACCCGTTATTCACGTGGCACCTGTTACACCCGGCTGAGCTAAATTATGCGGGAACCTATAAGTACAAGATTCAACCTTAAATGACCAACTTAGCTCGAACATAAACGGTGAATCTGCACTTTCGCTTACTTCGAACCTTGCGAAGTGTCCAATGAATATACCCCGATCATAGGCCATGATAACTCTTCCTCTAAGAGCAGGCCTGCCGTCAGAATCTAGTATCATCCCGTTATTTCTAAATAACTCTAAGAAATCCTGGTATAACTCATATGCCACAGTCTCGCGTCTGTTCCCAAAACGATTACCGGGATCACCAGTTAGTCCTAAATCCGGGCCTATGAAGCCTCCTGTACTACCACTACATGTAATTGTAGTTAGCTCGTCCGGCCAAACAAACTCCACGAAACCGCCATAAGTAGGTACTATATTTTTAGTCTTATTCATCGATTCTTCGACTGAATTAGGCGGAGTATATAAAGCAAGACTCACAGGATACATACTAACTGAAAGATTCGTAGGACTACTTATAGAAAAAACGAATAAACGACCGCCCCGAAATGTAGGTAAGTCATAATAAGCCGTCGATGCAGACGGAAATTTGGGGTAAGGGACGGTCTTAGGCTTTGCCATCAGCCAGCTTCGCCTCTTCTCGCGTCACCATAAAATTTGGGAAATACTTTAGCCACCGCTTCTGCTATCTCTTGCGGATCAGCATCTGTTCTTACGTTGACTGAAACACTAATACTTCCGGCAGCACCGGGTAATGCTGACAATGGGCGACCACTATGGAATTCTTTGTAAAAACTTCTAATAGCCTTTTCGTACACTTTAGGATCCCCAGTAAAATAGCCTCCTCTTCGGAGAGCATCTACGAATCCCTCTGGATTACCGGCTTTGGCAGCTTCTAAGGCACCTGGCCATTGTTTTGTTAATCGATTAACATAATCCTGAGCTCCTGCTAACGGCGTATCAAAAGCTCTAAAACGATCTCTAATCGTATGCTTCGAGGCACCATAACCCTCATCTGTACGCAGTACAGTAGTTTGACCAGTATACCCCTTTCCAGGTTTTACTCCTCCGAAATTATAATTATACATGTCTACTCCCTTACGGGTCTCATGGGCCCAGTGAGCTAATAACATATCAACCAGCGGAGAGTTCGCCCCAGGTCCTACGCCCAGAGCTCCTTCTATCGCTGTTTTGGCTTCACCAGGCTTCATCTGTGTAGTTTTAGCGGGGACGTCTGTAGGCATAGCCGGAGTTTTGGGAGGAGTGGTACCTTTGATTTGTATAGGACCGGTAGACATAACACCACTTCGCATTTGCGTTAGTTTTAATGCAGATAACATGGCCATATACATAGGTTTGTTTAATTCTAGTAAATCTCTTAAATCAGCCAGGTAAGGGGTAACGTCCTCACCAGTATCCTTCTTCATCTTCTCAAACGTCTGCTTTACGCGATCGGCCTGGTCACCATGACCCATATTTATAAGTTTCTGCTCCATATCAGGAACAAACTTAGCGAATGCATTCTTAAAATCCTGGAGTGATATTTGAGAAGCATCTACTCCCATCGTATTTAAACTAGATTTTGAAATGGGAGCCCCACCCTCCATGATCAGCGCCGGTAACTTGCGGTTGAAATCGGCAAATTCAGTAGATCTACGACCTAGATCTCCGCCATATTCAGTGAAAGTCTTAACCGAATTGGCCAATGCCATGCGGAGTTTTTCATCATCGTCCTCAAATCCGAATAGCTTACGGACCGCTGATCGCAGGTATTCATAGATAGAATTTATACTATTTAACAATTTCTCCAACATAGAACGTAAATAACCTTGGAGGTAATCTCCTATACTTTGCGTTTCACTGATATGCGTCTTAGTCAGTCCCTCAAGCGTAGGCAAATCAGTAGGCGCTCCTTGGGGGGCCTTTAATAATGCATCCGTAATTACACTTTCTAATGCTCCTCGACTTCTTTCGTCTTTTTCTAATTGTTTAACTAATTTCTTTACCTCCTCCGGAGTTGCTTTCATATTTGGGTTGAGTTGCTTTAACGCTGCGAAGACCGATTCCTGTACCTCAGAGTCTTTGTCTGTAAGTTTACCATTCAGTTTCAAAGCCTCTATAACGGAGCTTACTCTAATATTAAACTCGTTGACGGCAGAAAAAACCTCTTTAGGGATTTCAGGGAAGACTGCCTGCCTTCTCAAAGCCCCGGTACCCACCATAGACGTTCCGCCAAATTTCTTGGACAACTCGTTTAAAATCATGAGTTGAGTTCTGATATTGGGTAGTTCTTGGGTTAAGAAGGACGCTATATCAGGCATCGCCGCACTGCGTTTTGCAGTCTCATCCATACCGGATTTCATAGTTTTATTTATATTTTGCATAGCTTCAGCAGTCATAGCGAAAGTCTTAACGGTATCTATTTCCGCGGGAGATTTACCCTTTGCTAACATGTCGGCTACTATCCGACCCAAAATCTGTTTAATGTTGGGAGATGTAGCTAATGCCTTTATTCCTTCCCCAAATTGATCTACCATATCTTGTAGTCGTCGATCGAATATCTTTGATATGATGTCTATATCCATTGGCTTTGAAACATCTGTTGGTGATAAAGTAAGCTTCGCCGCTAAAGGAAGGGCTTCTTGTACGCTCCCAAAGCTCAAAGACTTGCCCGCCAAAGATTGCATGGCCTCTTGAAACCGTTTTGGGTCCATAGTACGACTCAACGCCTTAAACAGGCCTAAGGTTTCACCCAAACGGTTATTATAAGTTCCAATGTTAGGAAGTACATCCTTGAATACGCTAAAAAACTTAGAAGTTTGTATACCACCACGAATGGCCACATCAACAAGGCCATTCATGGCGTCAGTCACAGAGTTGGTCGACATGGCGAGTTGATATTTAAAATGATTCTGAAGTTCAGTTATATCCCCAATAGTAGTACCCAATCCTTTACTATAGGTCTGCAAAGAAGTAACAAGCTTCACTACAACCTGATCCACATTCGGTTTGTTTAGTATATCCGTAGCACCCTGAATGAATGAGTTATACATGCTACTTATGTGCATGTTCATAGCATCCATGGCTTCTTCGGATGTCATACCAAGCTTTAGCCATTCAGTATTATTATCTATCATAGCCCCACGTAAGGATTTTAACGTGGATACATAAGAACGAGATACATTCCCTTGGGCAGCTACTAGATCGCCCGCTAAAGGTATACCTTTTGTCATAGCCAGATTGAATTTAGCAGTCTGCTCGCTGGCCATCATTATCAATTTGGCCAGCATCATTATTCCGCCAGCTGCAATACTAAGCGTAGAGTTTACTTCTGCAAAACTCCTAGATACTTCTACTAAGGATCTCGTCAGTTCTTTATGTCTACTACTCCCTTCTTCGTGCTGAGCCATTTCGGCTCTAATGCCAGCCATTTTACCTAGGGCCTCTTGAGCTCTTTTCTTTAAGAACTTGTCCGAAATTTCCTTAGACATTTTGGAACCGAAATTACGGAACTGACCTGCGAAGAGATCTTCTAGTCCATCAGCCGTCGCCTTAAAACTTTTGGTTACTTCATCTATATCATGAGCAGCCAAGTGTTCAATGCGATCTTGAAGCTGCTTCGTAATAGATACTTGTTCCTCGAGCTGTTTTATAATCAACGCCCGCGCTCGATTTTCTTGAACATAACCTTGATATGTGGTTACTACTTCTTTCTCTAAATCTTTTAAAGCTTCTGACGCCGCTTTCTCATCCTCTGTGGTGGTGGCTTTTAATAATTTGTCCTGGGCTTCCTCTACTTGTTTGTATAATTCCCCCATCTTTTTGTCATATTCTTGAAATTTTTTCTTAGTATCCTCCATAGATCCTTTGACCTGTTTGGAGTATACTTCCATAGCAGCGACATATGTTTTAACGTCCGCTGTGGATTTATTAATCATTTGAGCCGTTTCTCTAACGACTCTTGTCGAAGCGTTCGCCTGTTTCTGTATATGACGAGTTAGACTACTAACTTGCTGGGTTATAGCATTAGTAACCTTAGGGCTTATACCTTGAGGAGCTCCGATCGGCATCTTCTAACCCATTTTCTTCTAAATCGGTACGTAGTTTACTTAGACGCTGAATTAAATTTCCATCAGTAACAGGGCCCAAAGATTTAGAACCCTCTGGGATTAAACTACTCAAAGAACGAACACTCGCGGTTCTAGAAGCAGCTAGATCCCTCGCTTTCTGTTCTTCTTGCATCTTCCTTGAATATTCTTCTATAATCTTATCGTGCTCGTCCATCTCACCGGACAACGCTATAGATAACTCTTTAGCCAGTTCCTGGGCAGTATCAGATTTCAAATGGCGGACCACACGAGCTCTTCGCCCATCAGATAAAGTTATGATTTTGTCGGCATCTTTAGTAGACGTGGTATCTTTATTGTTTAAATAAGCATAAATGGCCGCGCTCTTAAGTTCTTCAAGTTCACGTTTTTCATTCGCTATACGGGTCTTGTCTTGTTCATGGACCCGATTCATTTCTTTGCCCACAAAGGCTCCTGCTATAAACTTAGAATTTACCCAGTCTTGTTCAGCTTGATCTTTACGATCCAGGACATGGGAAACCGATAAAAAAGTCCTTTGAGCAGTGTTTAACCCCAACTTTTCAGTACCAGGAATTCCCGTATACTTAACTTCATTTATGCTTCCCATTCTCAATGAATACCACTTTATCCGGGTTTTACTCTCTTGAGCGTAGAATTCCACCAAAGGATATAACCTAACTGCCTTGTTATTTAACTTCGACAGTTCTTTGACCATCAATGACTTCTCTGCCGAAGTGAACTTAGATACTACCTTTACAATTCTGTTTATAGATTCGGGTCTCTTATCAATAAGATTCTCCCCATTTATCATGAATATAGAATATGCAATAAAATAATCTTCATATAAATATTTATTTTTTAGACCTATGGGTCCGGGTACACGCATATAGTCTATGAGTGTCATCTCGGACCCGTTAATTGTTTTGAATACAAAATGGAACCCCTTCACATTCGCATGTGAAGTCAGGAATCCATTATATAATAATTTTTCTAACTCCGAATATACCTCATAACCAAATGGATCCTGATAATTTACAGGAATTTCTATATTTATTTTATCTGAATCGGTCATTTATCACCATCTTTGGCTCTTCTTTTACCCCAGAAGAAGACTCAAGAGGTGAGTCAGTACTCAAGCCTGGTTCAACCCCGGAAGCTTTTTCCTGAGGTAAAGAAGCCGCTTTCTCAGCCATCGATTGTTTTAGCTTACTTACTTTTTCTTCCGCTTCCGTAAGTTCCTCTTGAACAGAGTTCATGGATTCGAATTTAACATTTGCTAGATTTTGACGCTGGAATTCATCCATCAAATCCGCATAAACGGTGAATATATCATCCACATATTGACCACCCCAATCACCGAGTTTATGATATAAATACCTGTCAAATGTGGTCTTAGTGTTGTTTAGACCTGGAAAAACAGCGCCCCTCTTTAAATATCCGGAAAAATCTTTGTCTTCGATTCCCACTATTGCAAAGCTTAAGGTAAGACGTTTGGAATCGCTTAATCCAGATATGCCGTTACCACTGGTAAGTACCTCAGTAACCTTCTCTTGGGCCACGAATGAAATAGGGGAGAGCCAAATCAAACGCTCCCCGATCTTTCTTTTCCACACCACATTAGACCCGACAGAATCTAACAGCGATTCGAGTTCTTCCAGATTATCCATACCATCACAATACTATTTGGCGGCGTGAACCCCAGTCCACGCCGCCAAATGATCGAGTCTTTACGATATCTTAGGCAGACTTATAAATCTGTGACCCGGGGTTACCGAAATCAGTTATGTAGCTATACTTGTCAGTCGCCACGGTCCAAACGTTCTGTCCGTTAGTTATATCGGTAGAACGAGCACTGCAATTTTCCATGACGATGGCTGAGTCCGAAGTGAAACTCACGTCGTAAGATTCTAACCAACACCCTAGGAAGTAGGTAACTATTACATCATTACCGGTTACTGCACTATTTAAAGTATCAGGACTTATACCAGCACTATTACGTGACAAGTCTGAAACGATTAACTCATTTTGTATATCGAACGGCCAACGATGGTGTCGCAGTGAACGCATGAGACCTTGTCTGTCTGCGCTCTTGTAACCTAACATTCTAAATATGTTACTCGTATAAAGTAAAGCGCGGTTAATGGTTAAACTAGCTGCATCGGTTACACCAGGCACCAACTCAGCGATTTTATCGCCATACCCAATACCACGCACTGGGTCTACTGCACGGTTTTCCGAATAACTAAACGTGTTTATAACACCCACCTGGGCCAACTGAGTCCCATCAGGTCGTGTCATAACACGATTTTTCTGAGAGATAGCCACCGCAGTCTCTGGTGAGACATTGGTACGTAGTAAATGAGGGTTCTCTAGAACTGTTGCCATGGCTACCTTCTGTAATAACTATGGATTATAAACAAGTCATATTCAAATCAGTCTAGAAGCTATCTTAAACAAGATACTAGATACCTTCACGACTTGACCACCTCTCATTTCAATGTCGAGACCCACTGTTTGAGCCAATAAGCGAGTTTCGGTATCAGACCACTTGCCTACATCTTCAATAAGCTTACCTTTTGCGTCCAGAAATGTTTTAGGTCGTCTTATGACGCAGTTAAAGGTAAGCACATGATGCTTTTGCCGGTCATCAGACGTGATCTCCTCAACAGATCTCGGAACTGCTGACTCTAATTTTATCTCTCCGGGAGATTTAACTAACCACTTCTCCCCGTCCTTGAAGAAGAAAGGACGGGTTAAATCAAGCTTTAGATCAGAATGTGGTATTACTACTGTGTTAGGCATCGGATACTTTTTCGCCCAGACCGTTAGATCTGGGCGATCGAATGTCACTTGGATTCGCTATGGTGACCCTTACCGCGACGATCAAAGTAAAAAGTAGAGTTCTTACTTTGATCGCCATAAAGACTGTGAACAGCTTTTTGGATCTCTTCCAATGGACGATCCAAATCCTCCACAGTATCACACAAAGCGAAAACACCTGCGGTCTTTTCTACTAAGGACGCTACCTTTGGACGAACTGCCACATTTTGTGGACGAGCTGCTACCTTAATGGCGGAGTGAAGTCCCTCAAGGATGTCCATTATACGCTCATAATTACGAGCAGTGGTAGCAGCAGCCTTATAAAGGCGACCCACCGCATCGGCCGCTTGGATCATGTCCGATGAAGCCAAATCGTTGGTGGCCGGTTTAGGCTCAGAAGCCACCTTCTCGATCGCCGAAATACCATCAGCGACCTCAGAAAGTCGATCCAAAACCGACTTTTTCATCGGGTCGGTAGAGGCAAGAGCAGCGACCTTGGCCTTGAGATTCTCAACAACTGTATTCATGATATCTTAGTCCTACTAAGCTAATAAACCCTTAACAACCACTCATATTTAAGTTATCCATGACCTGTTGGCAAGCATCACGAAGATCATTGATGCTAAAAATATCACATTGACTATTTTGAGTTCGATCAATTGCGTTCAGGAAACAGACCTTGGCTATTTCATTCAAATAAGCCCCAGTCATACCTTCAGTCATATCTAGAACATTATCAAAATCATCTCTACTTATGGATTTATCCGGTTTGAGACCGTACCTCAATAACTGATTCGAAAGTATACTAGTTCTTTCGAGTTTGGTAGGGTGCGGTAGTTTGATTTTCACGTCAAAACGCCCGGGCCTATTCGTCAATGCCTTGTCCATGGAATCGTGGTCATTTGTACTAGCCATCACCACAATTCCAGGATTTTCGTGCAATCCATCTAAACAATTCAGAAATTCGTTTAGTATGTAACCATTAGCGGTGAGACTCTCTCGATCCTTACCAAATAAATCCATGTCCTCCACGAAAAGCACACATGGAGCAAGCGCTCTGGCACAAGTGAACAAATCAGTCACATCTTGTCCGGATCGTATAGATTTTCCGGTACACCAAATTCTAGTGGCCATCCCATCTAATTGATTGGATAGAGCTTTGAATATAGTAGACTTAGCCATACCCGGTGGGGAAACCAGAAGCAAATTCCGATTAGGTAAAAACCCACGGCTATATATTAACTCAGAATTCTTAATTAAATTAAAAGAGTTTCTTAAGATAAGATTCTTGATATTTTCCGGTATGAATATTTGGTCCCAGGCGGTGGAACCGTGTTCAATAAAAGACAGCTTTCCGGAACCGAACATGACACAAGCTTTGTCATAGAAATTCTCGGTATTCTTAACCGACTCTATGTTTTGCTTCAGACACTTAGCTATATCGAAGTCCCCCTGGTTGGAGTTAACTGTAAAAGAGCATCCTATTTCATTATAACATAAATCATAAGTTACGAATGCTCGTTGACCAGAAGGTTTATGTATTACTAATACACAACCCTTTACCGGTATGAACTTAGTCGCATTTAGACCTATTTCTATATCCTCTTTGACACATTTAAATGGGTCATTCAACGCTAGTTCAATCCCGAACTGTGCTGAACACTCTTCCAGTTCACAACATTCGAGAGAACTAATCTCATTAGAGACACACTTGTGGAATGCATACGCCGTTAAATTACGATCTACACTTTCAAAGTTAAATGACTCCGTATTAACATCTGAGACTGAACACTTGAGCCAATCCCGCATAAGGATGCTTATAGCGTCCTTGGGGGGCGGAGTTTCAATGTGTGGCCCTTTAAATTTATCTATAGCATAATCAATTATAGCTTTAACTCGACGATCTACTTGATCTCTAAAATCACTATTCTTTATACTTTTATCAGAAAAATAATCATCCATATTATTATGTTACAAAAAAAGAGCTAGCCCTAAATAAATCAGGGGCCGGGTTGTAAACAACCCGGCCCCATTTTTTTGGGTCGTTTAGATTAGATACGTACTCTGACTGAAAGAGAAACGGCTATGTACTCGAGAGGGAAAACCGGCACATAAACCGCATTTACACGCATGATAGTAGGATCGTCCGGATCAGTGGCAACTGATAGATCTCCAAGCTGTCCTACTATTTGGTCGCCAATCATTTGATTGAAGGCTGCTTGGGTAGTACCTCTGACCGAGGTGACAAGATCTGGAGTAAACTTAGAGCCAATGAACGGATCCAACGCAGATCTAAGGGTCTGTTGTACATACTGGATAGTGAGAACAACAGAAGGAGTACGAGTAATGACATTCTCTGGCTGAGTAGTCAAACCATGTCTTACTCGAATTCCGGACTCAACCCGCTCTAGCACCGTAACACCCGAAACTGCGACTTGGTTGGCCTCAGTAGGATCAAGATATCGACCGATATTGGTGAACCCAACAACGGCTCTCCGTGTCAACGGCGAGGCCACGTCGAAGGCGGGTGAACAGGTGGATGCTGCAAGAGCTACTGCCGCGTAGGTCCCATCCACCAAAGATTCAGTGGAAACTCCGAACTCGTTCACGGTGGTGATAGTGAACGCATCCGGATAAACCACCCAAACCAAATCAGAATTGAAGCCTCTTGCTAACGACTGCACGCCAGTCGGTGTGGTTCCAACCGCAGTGCCGATGACAGCAACACGCTCTCCTTCTTGACGAGGAGTGCTCATGAAGATGACATGCTGAGCTAGGTAAGACAAAACCGTGGGCTCAGTAGTAAGGACCGAAATGGTAGCTGGCTTCACCGTGCCGACTGGCTTCTTAAGCTCATCAATGGCCTCAATGTATGAGGTCACAGAAGCTTGTGAAGAACCGGTGCTTCTAAACACCTGGCGTAGGCCTACGGCAGGAGCTCCATTTAAGAAAGCTAGAGAAGCAGCTAAAGACAACGGGTTGTCAGTGTTCGCAGGTCCAAAGATCCGCGTTATAGACTTCATGTCTGTAAAGACTGCGGCTCCAGTAGGTGCACCTGTCTGAGCACTAGTATTCCCATAACGGGAATACTCGTAGGAAATGTAGTAAACATCTCCAACTGCAGGCTCCGATCCGGTTCTCTTGAATGTCCGGATAGTAGCTGTAGTGCCGGGCTGAGTGTTGTTGAGATTGGTAACCAGAACTTCGAGCCCTGGAATTCCCACGACAGCGTTCACTGAATCGGCTGTAAATATTGGGGACACGTTCATGGTGAAAGAACCACCACTAGTATAGTCCCCAGTATCGCTTTCTAACAGAGTGAAAGTGAGACCCGTCGTGGAGTCATTATAGGTACGGCCCGGAATTCCGGTACCCGAGGAGCCGAACGAGTTGTTCGATGAAACACTGAATCCACTTATCGCCGATTCTCCGGTATCTCCGGTGCTACCGATCACAATGCCAAGGCCAGTATCTGCCAAGAACGAAGTGTTGGTGGTAGATGCGAAGGAAATGGAAGAGCCACCACCAGAACTCAAAGAAGTGATGGTGAGGTATGTACCTAGACCACTAACAGCTACTGGTGCTACTCTAGCTGCCGAGCTAAATGAAGCATCGGCTGTGAGTGCACTTGTTAGCAGACTCGCCGTTGGTCGAGTGTAATAGGTTGTTCTATTACTTGTGAATCCGAGAGTATCAAGAGCAGTACTTGTACTCTTGATAGAGACTATCGAGCTCTGAGTGTTGAGACGGCTTCTAAGGATTAGTTTACCCGCATACTTACCTTGACCCTCAAACGCAATGAGGCCTGGGAAAGAAGTTGTGACTGTATTGGTTAGATCCTTCGTGCCGTGCACGTGGTAACTACCAACTATTCTCGTTTGGTGGGCGCTATATGCGGTCGATAGAGCGTTAGCCAAGGATATCGATGTAGCCAAATCAGAAGCATTGGCGGTGCTTACTGCATTCGGATCGTTAACCGTATGCTTACCCGATGATACTATATGAAGATTGAACTTCGTCTTAATCTGATTTAAGAGCGTGTTCAATACAGCCTGATCACCAGGGTTTAACGAGTCAGGATCAGCAGCGGTAACAGTATTGGCCGAATCTGATGCTAGGTGAGACGCCCCAAAGACAATGTGAGAGTTGAATTGAGTCTTTAGGTCAATCGCCAAGTCACATGCTGATGCATAGTCAGATGCTGCAGGAGATGTAATAAGATTAGACGTGTCATCATGTCCGTGCACTCCGATCTGAAGTAGATGGAGGTTAAAGTCCTTCTTTAACTCATAAGCCAGAGTAACCGCTGTCACCAAATTGGTAGCAGAAGCAGCTCCTGTAGAGTTGAAGGTGTCGTTTAACTGGTGAACTCCGCCTTCTACAAGGTGGGCATTGAAGTTCGTCTTAATATCATTCAGCAGCGTAAGAGCTGTTGCTAAGTTTGATGCGCTTGCAGTGCTGACAACATTAATGTTGTCAGCCCCATCGTGGAACGTGGTGGAGACACGGTGGGTATTGTAGTTGGCTTTTATGGAGTTAGCTATGTTTATGAGCTGCGTGGTATAAGTAGTGATATCTGACGCACTTGCGTAAGCCAAATACCCTTCGTTAATAGCAGCTACAACATCCGCTGTGGTGATTCCTGATCCAGCGGGCAACGAAGTCGTGATTTCCGAACCATCGATATTTACGGTTAGTACGTCAGTGGATCCAGCCGTAATATCGAACGGACCGACCTTAGTACCGATTTGTTCTGCAGCCTTATTTAAGGCAGTGTAAGAACCTTCAAACGAGTTGGCATTCGATAGCCCAATGGTCGCTGCAGCATTAGTTGAACCTGTCAAAGACGGGGTTAACACCGCTAATGAGGCAGCATATCCATTAGAAATAGACGGAATGTTACGCCCTGATAACTGGAGACAGACTTGATCCCCATAAGTGACAACACTGGCTAAATTGTTGGGGGCAGTGGAAGCAAAGGTTCCAGTTCCATCTTCATGGGCCTGGGTATCGGCGTCAACTGCATTATTTATAGCAGTCGCTACTCCCAACATGTCAAGCTGGGAACTAATATCGATATTATCGATGAGAACGCCATCGATCGACAGAGCAATACGATCCGTTAAATTGAAAGTGAACCCATCATCTACCGGGGAGCTCATGAACGCAGCAGGGAAGGCTACGGAAAGGTCCACGGTGTAAGGAGATCCATCTACTAACACTTCACCGAAGTTGCGTGTATAATCGAAGATCTCATAAGGCTGAGAGCCACCCGAAGTGATGGTGGCATGGGTTGCCGGGGCCAAGTTACTGTTAAAAGTAACCGTAACCGTCTCAGCGACGGGAGTTCCCAAACCACTATGGAAGGCTCTTGGATCAGTGGCTGAACCGGAAGGCCAGTTTAGCGTCTCCGTGAAACCAGTTATGGTTCCCATCGTCACGCCAAATATTGGACCACCAGTAAGAGAACTGGTAATGGAGTAGGTGCCCGTGCCAGAAGGACCAGGTGTAACTACCGAAAAGGTGTAATTCGAATCAGCGATTCGGCTATACCAGAAATTTGCGAACACCTTATAATCGGCAGGTACAGGAGTTTTCAGAGTGATGTAATTAGTAGCCGAATCCACCGACATCACAGTAACTGGATTACGGCCCACTGCGTCACGATAGTCTTTTCCGACATAGACTTCGATCAAATCTGGACGATCGGTGGGGAGATCAAGTCTATTATTAGAAGAAGACGCGTAAACTGAAGTTCCTAGCGGCGTGTCTCTGCCATTACCCGTAGTAGGCTTATAAGGCAGCTGGAAGATAGTGGAGCTAAGCATGGTCGGCGAATTCGCATCATAAGTGCGCTCGCACTCCGCTCCATAAATTTTATCATCTACAAGCATCGCCGAAATTTGCGATGAACCCAAATCCACATCACCAGTACGTAATCCTGGGGTTATAGTAAAAGAAGTTCCCCATTTAATAAACGATTGGGCTCCGGAGTTATCGATAGTGAAATCGACACCGCTACGATAGTCTGTACGGCTAGGCCCAATACCGCAACTCAGAATATTAGTGACGTTTGCATTGGGCAGATAGTCGAATGTATCCTGCCAAGTGTTGAAGAAGTAGCTAACAGTGACTGTACTATTTGCTACCGGCGCTGCGGGCAGCGTAACTTTACGATTTTTCCCATCGACTGACTGAGCGATTACAGTAATACCATTTACCGTAACCGTTACCTTAGTCGGGTCATTTGTAGTAATTCCTCCTCCGGAGCCATCCACAATAGGTCCGTTGTAAACCGTGAAGGTTCTATTTCGGTTAGTAGAATCTCCTCGAGTAAACCCTAACTGACCATTCGCGGTTCCGGATCCGACTGTAAGATTACCCGCAGCCGAAAGCATTACATGATTATATCCCTGGTTATCAATAACCACTGAGGCAGTTAAACCACTGACCAAAGCCGCGTTAATATCATTTACAATATCAGCTGCATATCGGGTTCCAACACTTAAACTAATGACCGAAGGCGTATAACTATCATTTACATAAACTTCAAAAACGTTATTAGAGGCCGTAAACACGTATGTTTCAGGCCGCTGGCTTATTAGCGTACCTACTCCAGAGCTAACCTGAGCACTAACATCATCCGTAGCACGAGTGTCGCTACGATGATAATAATAAGTAACATATACAATGTCGCTTGGTGCCGGAATGGTCAGTAACGAAACAACACCAGTGGCTCCATTTACTGATGCCACAGGAACTGGTAAACCATTCACCGTCACAGAGACTGATGAAGATGAATAGGTAACTCGGCCGACGCCGGTGCCATCAACGATAGGGTAGTTTCTTACGCGGAAAGATGTTAAAGAGCCATTCTGACCACCCAAAGTGGGGTTAGTTACCGTACCCCCGGTGACCCAACGACCTGTCGCGTCTTCATTAAAAACACGCGTATCTGCTTGGCTACTGGACCCCCTTACGAGTTCCACATTCAGGTTATTTAGATATTCACGAGACGGCCCGATGATGAACGGGATTCGAGCTCCGGCTACTGAAGGTACGGATACAACCTCAGTAGATGTCTGGGTGTAAACGCCAGGGGGAGCATATGTGGAAAACGGTCCGATAGCCATGGTAACTCCAGATGATCGAGATTATTTGCGTCTTTATCTCAGGGTAGAGAATATTAATATAGGTTTGCGTCTAAGCGTGGAGTGCGCTTAAATCGAAATACTAAATAAAATTGTATGTGCTTATTTTAATTTTGAAAAAGCGTTGCTGCGACGATCTAAATCGGACTGAGTGGTTGGCTCGAATCCCTTATCCGTCATGGTAATACTATTTGTATTATTTTCTTTTCTAATTTTGTTACGTACAGATTGGTCCTCAGAGATCTTGGCCCATCTTTTGGCGGAGTCTCTTCCCACAGCTTTATCCAGAGTCGGATAGTCTACATCGTGAAATCCACTGTTGCCAGATTCGCCGCCGAATTTTGAAGATACAGCATAAACAGATTCTTTTTTACATAAACTGCTGCACTGCGGACAGGGATATCCAGATTCGTATTCTTTAACCTGAGAAGTAGAAAGGAATTGTTCAAAAATGACCGCACATGACTCACACCGATAGTCGTATATAGGCATAACTAAACCATACTGACCCTGCCTAAAGGCTTCCCAACCAGTCCAGTCATGCCGGGCGTGACTCCGACTTCCACATTCAATAAGTCATAAGTGTAAGAGCCGTCCAGATGACCCTTTTCCATGTCTTGCTTTTTACTAGTAAACTCAATATCCACATTTTCAAGCAATAGGGGTATTTGAACCATCCAATCTACTCTGAGCTGCACAGATATAGATTGCTCATAATAGTATTCATCAGTTTCCGGATTGAACGCTTCTTCAGCATCAGATCCCGGACCGACTTCCATTAACTCCATTCCCTTGTCAATTAAGCGCATCTGTCGCTCTAAAATGGCGACAGTCACATAATCCACTAGAGATTCTCTATCCGAAGCATCTTTTGAATACACTAGACAGTCAAATGTGACTTCGAATTTTCCACCATAGGCATGGCACACCGGTGTGCGTTCAGGATATACATGTATTAGGATTTTATCATTTTCTTGTACCCTATCCCCAAAATAAATCGTGACCCCCGGTATTATATTAGTATAATAGTTATCCATGCTGAATTCATGGAATGTATCTAATTTATCCCCGTATACATATTTCGCACCAACCGAGTAACCAAAAGGGGTTTCTTTTAAGAATGTCACTTCTGATGTTTTATAATCCACTTGGAAATCGACATCAGGAATTAATCTAATCCGCTTATCAAAATATAACTGAACCGAATTCTTGTAAATATTGGTATGAGACAAGTTAGCTAAAAAATTTCGGCTGTCATTGAAAGTAATTATCTCTGGTTCTTCGACCTTAACGTATTTCTTTAACTTAAATATTCCGGGTGTAGATAAACCCTCATTTGGCAATGAAACAATTTCAATAAGGAAGTAACCTGGAGGTGTAGGGAAAATATTCCTAGATGCAGAATACTTTTCTAATTCCACATAGTTTTCGTTTACCCACTCCACCGATGTTGCAGGACTGTTTTTATAAGGCGACATAGCTACAAAGGAACTCATAGTTCCTACATAGTTATCAGCACTAAGCCTGACTCTCTCGGCACTCGTCGAATTTATAATTATTCCTCTAGAAGATCTCTCCTGATATCCAAATTTATTTACCACATTATTGGCGTCAGATTTGTACCTAGGATGCAGTTGTAGTATATCTTTGAGCTCTGCCATGAATTTGCGCTTGGTGTGGTGAGTCAACCAATTTATCATGACAGTCTCTCTTTATTGCATCTATTTAAAGTATAACTTCACATTTTCATGAACCATATTTGAACTAAGAATCTCACTCACCTCCATCCAACAATAACTACTATGTTGATCCATAGGCAGATTCTTAACTACGACTTCATGTGGGAGCTGGAACTTGTGGGCAATTACTATATAATGAGTACCGAATTCTTTATTTAAGAAATTGTCCTCATAAATGTGCTCGTAAATCCCATGATACGTCGATTTACGATCAACATCATACTTAAATCCAAGTTCATCCTGTATACATCTCGAGAACCCGTTATCCAAAGTCTCATTTTTTCGAATAGCTGACCCAAGAGTAAACCATATATCTTTAGCAGGGCTATTTCTTCGATAGCCTAATAAATACCTTCCATTCTCATCATGGACTAAGATATCGAAGGATATGAGTACGGCATTCCTTACTACTTCAATCCACTCAGATTCAGGTAACTTTTTCGTCATAGTTTGGTTTTCTTTTTGCTCTTTTTAAGGCTAGGTGCAGGCACTTCATCGGCCGGTGTATCATCATCCGAGCTAGGAACCACCTTGGAGTAATCCAAAGTATCGATAGAATCTTCCAATGAAGATCCACCCAAATCAGCTGAGATTTCAAGTTCCCCCGAACCCGCAGGGTCCACGGACCCCACGCGCGTATCCTTTAATGAATCTTGAGCAGCCATTTTGGCTGCCATCTTTTCATTAACCACGTCAAAGGGAAGTTCCTTGAAATAAACACCACGATAATACGGCATATCAATCTTCCATAGTTGAGTAAATTAACAAACCTGCAGCTACTGCTTGAAGAGGGTCTGAAGCAGCACGGATTTCACTGATCTGGATCGGGAATGTGCTACGATGTAATTCGAATCTTTCCTGGAATTTCTTAAGAAACCCACCAGCCAGACTCGTACCCCCGCTTACTACTATCGGAATCGGCTTCGGCACTAAAAGTTCTCCCTTAGCCCGGACGAATTGTCTGGCTATTGAGTCAATAGTATAATCTATCAGAGACGACACATACAAAGCAATGGCTTCTTCTTCTCTGGTTTTAGCAGATGTAATATCAATCCCGGACTCCTTAATAGAACACATTTTAGCCGAAGTAGTGCCCACTGCTTTAGCAGCTCCGTTATCAATCCAGTCGCCACCACGACCTAGACTGAATTCTAACGCACTCATGGCGTTATAACTCAAGCATACGTTTGTCATGCCCGAACCATAGCTAATCCCTAGTCCAGAAAAATTAGACGTCGCACACTCTGCGAATATGATGGCCAGGGCTTCGTTTACTGGATCTGGGTTATAACCGAGTTCCTTAAATATTTTAGATAATATAAGACTGTGGTAAGTTACGTCCGACCCCTGCACGTCAATAGCAGCAGCTGGAACCGAATAAGCACACTTCTCATTTGGTATTTCAGGATCACCCGAAATCTGCTTAAGTAATAAAGCAATTACTTGTTGAGCATCAAACTCTCTGGATGATACCAAACCGCCCGATAGAGGACGACGTGCTTCGCGGTTAAAAAGGTTGGCCGTAGCCATAGCCTCATCACCTAAAACAAGAAGTTTACCGTCCAACTCCATGTAAGAAGTATTACTGATCTTGAGCATGCGCTTATGCTCAATCGGAAGATCAATAAAAGCGTCTCTGATACGCTTATACTCGACCTGCCCGCTATTACGTCGAGCCGCCACGAAATTCATGGTACCACAATCTACGCCAATACCGGGCATTTGAATTCTCCTAACTCACTATACCTTTTTCGCCTTCTTAAGACGCTTCAAGGCTTCTGCAGCTTCGTCTAATGACGACGTATCAGAGGTCTGAGACGATATTTGAACATTCGAATCTTTTACTTCACTTGGAGTGATTGAACTTGGTATATACAAAGGATCTGCATACCCTGGGGTGCGCATGGCCTCCTTAGTACCTACAACCGGCGGTAAATGTTCGCCAGGCTGACCTATGGTTATACCCAGACGAAGCATACGAATTACTTCATCCACTTTTTTATCTAACCCATCTACTTGATTCTGAACATTTTTTATAACTGGACTGGAGTCAATGTTAATATTTAAAGGGCGACTCGGGACTTCAGGTGTTACCTTAGTAACACTAACCTGTGATTTTTTAGTGACCACACCAGGCTTTGGCGAGGCAGATTTACGCACGTCCGGTAATAAAGCCACGGACAAGTAGTTAATGTTGTTTTTAATAGATCTTGATTTTAAAAAGGTGTTTTCATCGATTATCTTTATACTGTCTACACCTCCCCGAGGAGACAAGGTAACTCCTACATCCTCTAAAAGTAAATTTGAGTCGAGTTTATTCTCTATCCGATATCTTGGCATCTTGAATAACCTTGGAAATAGGAATCTTAATCTGTTCCCAAATTTTATCAGAATTTCGATCCATAAATTTATCGATTTGGTTAGCATAACTGTTCATAAACTGCTCTGAAGTTAGAAATGAACCGACCCCGGATGCAACACCGTAACTTCCTTTATCTCCACTCCTAATTAGCTTATCAGCTTTTCGTTTGACATATCGATCTTTCGAAGTAACTAGAACATTCCTGATTCGACCCGGTTTATCGGAGTTCAAAGATTTCAAGCTAGACTTAGCCGACATGGTTCGACTACTTTTAATTATTCCCGATTTTCCAATGATGGCCTCCCGGTAAGCTTTCCGGATGACCTTATCCGTAGACTTAGTAATCTCTTCCGCTTCAATAGAAG